AAATGTCAACAGGAAAATTCATATGATAACAAATTATTTGTCGCCGGTATCGTTTAAACTCATTATAGACAGGCTTCCAAACACAGAGTTCTTTACTCAGAGGGTTAACCTACCACAGTTGAGTATGGCGGCACCTCAACAAGCGTCACCTATTCATAACATCTTTCAGACCCCAGATCGTATAGATTATTCTGATCTTGATCTATCCTTTATAGTAGATGAAAATATGGCAAACTATGAAGAAATCCTAAGATGGATGGAAGGTATGGGCACTCCAGAATCTACAAATCAAAGACTAGACTTAGATAAAAGCAAGTACGGTGCTAAATCTGATATATCGGTTGTCATAGAAAATAGTGCTAGAAATTCAAATCTTAAATTTACTTTTACTGATTGCTTCCCAACGGCGCTTAGCGGAGTAGCCCTTGATGTTACCAACTCTGATGTAATTTACCCTGAATGTAATGTGACTTTTAGATATACCAATATGACGTTTGAAAAGATTGGTTGACATTCAATGTAACTTGTGATACAATAAAAATGTAAACATTTGCAAACCAAGAAGGTTATACTATGAGCGTTGAAGACATAAGTGATATCTGGGCTAAAGATGCTAAGATTGATGACACAAATTTAGCAGCTTCTGCTAAACAGATTCCAGAACTACACAACAAGTATTACACTATGTATTATAAGGAAGCTTTGAGAGTAAAGAAGCTTCGATATGACTATAAAGAACTTGAGCTTGCCAAACGCGAATGGCTCGATGGTTCAATGGCTGAAGAAGATCTTAAGGATCTCGGTTGGAAGCCAAATCCTAAAAAAATCCTTCGTGCTGATATTGACAGATGCATACAAGGTGATAAAGATATTATTCGTCTAAGTCTTAAAATAGATTATCATACAGAAAATGCAAATTATCTTGAAGATATCATTAAAACAATCCACTCAAGAAACTTTATCATTAAATCAATGATTGATGTTCTTAAGTTCCAGCATGGTGAATACTAGGCATCAAAAACAACTATGCTACTCTATATAAATAGTAGTATAGATTATAATGAATAGGTGAAACAATGTCCGAAATAATTAATGTAGAACAAAAGAATGCTGTACATTTAATAGTACGATGCGATCCAGGCACTGCTATGGAGCTTTCGGAGTATTTTAGTTTCAAACCTGCCGGCTATCAATTTAGCCCTGCTTACAAGAACCGCATGTGGGATGGTACAATTCGATTGTATCAACCAATGCGGCCTGTCCTTTATGTTGGTCTATTCCATCGTTTAAAGAAGTTCTGTGAAGATCGTGGTTACCAATTAAATGCGCCTGACCATCTAATGTTTGGAGAAAAGATTCCAGACGATTATGGTTATACATTTGCTAAAGAAATTGGATGTAAGTTTGAGCCGCGTGATTATCAAAATTCATATATCGTAGATGGTCTACGCGATAGTCGTTCTTTGTCTTTATCTCCAACATCCTCTGGCAAGTCTCTAATCATTTATTTAATGCAACAGCATTATTATAGAACATTTGAGCATCGTACTCTTATTATTGTACCAACAATCTCTCTAGTACATCAGATGGCTGGTGACTTTGAAGATTACGGTTGTGATCCTAGCATGGTCTATAAGATTCAAGGTGGTGTTGATAAAAATACAAATGCTCCGGTAGTTATCTCTACTTGGCAGTCTCTAATGAAACTTGATAAAAATTGGTTTAGCCAGTTTAAAGTTGTTCTTGGAGATGAAGCACATTTGTTTCAAGCTAAATCACTTCAGAAGATCATGGAAGGTTTGGATGAATGTTACTATCGGCATGGCTTTACTGGTACTCTAAAAACAGAAGAAAGCAAAACACACCGTCTTGTTCTAGAAGGTTGCTTTGGATCTGTGCGTAAGCACGTTACTACCAAGGATCTTATGGATGCTGGTACTGTTGCGGACTTTAATATTAAAGCGATTGTTCTTTCACACAGCAAAGAAGCTCGTAAGATATTCCATACAGAATTCAAGAAAATCAAAGAAGCGCAAAAGCGCTATCCCGCCGAACGTGAATTCCTAGTTAATAATCACAAAAGAAATATGTTTATCAGAAATCTTCTATGGTCTCTAGAAGGTCAGAACAATTTGGTATTGTTTGATCTTGTTGAAAAGCATGGTAAGATTCTTGAGCCGTTACTTCAGAAAGAAGGACGAGAACTGCACTTCATATATGGTGGGGTAAGTGGTGATGAACGTGAGCGTATTAGACATTTGGTTGAAAATGATCCTGAAAAGAAACATAACATCCTTGCTTCTTTTGGTACTTTCTCAACTGGTGTAAACTTAAAACGGCTAGACAATGTTATATTTGCCTCTGGTTCTAAGTCTGAAGTGAAGGTGCTACAATCAATTGGTCGTGCTTTGCGTAAGGGTAATGGATCAGATAAAGCAACATTGTACGATATTGCTGATGATTTGCAACATGGCTCGTTTGAGAACTATACGTTGCAACACTTTAAGAAGCGTATTGAGATATACGGTACAGAGCAGTTCGCGTTTAAGGTATATACAGTTGATATCTAAATATCCGCTACGCGGAGTGACCATGGTCACTAACTTAGTCACTTTATTATATAGGACTGAATAGTTGTTTCTTAGTTATTATTTAAAGGGATAAACCTATTATAACCGGCCTTCATGTATTGTCAACAGTTATTTTCAATTTAAGGTAAAAAAAAATGCATATAGATTTTGGTGCAGACACCCGCATTGACTTAAGTTAGATTAAAATAACTGTTGACAGCAGACAAAATCCGTGTTAATATAATACTAAATCAAACTAAGGAGGTTATTTTCAATGGCTAAAAAACGCGCCACCAGAAATTACGTAAACAACAAAGACCTGCTCAACGCGTTAATCGAGTACAAAAAACTTTCTCGTGAAGCGGAAGATGCTGGTGATAGTAGACCTAGAGTTCCGGATTATATTGGCACATGTATTTACCAAATTGCCACGCGTTTGGCAACTAAACCAAACTTTTCAGGTTATTCATATAAAGAAGATATGATTTCAGACGGTATTGAAAATTGCCTACTATATATCATGAACTTTAATGAAGAAAAATCTCAGAATCCGTTTGCTTACTTTACACAGATTATTTGGTATGCATTCTTGCGTCGCATTGCGAAAGAAAAGAAGCAAATGTATATTCGTTTCAAATCCTCTCAGCATATGCTTGCTACAGGTGGTACATATACGGGTGACGGTCAAGATATCCATTTAAATACTGCTGCTGATTATATGAACGACTTTGTGCAAGATTTTGAAGATAAACTTGCTAAAGATAAAGCTAAGAAAAAAGAAACAGAAGCTGTTAAGAAAGCTGAATCCGATTTGTTAAATAATGATAATAATATTACAGCTGCTGGAGACGAAACTTGAAAATAGCAATTGTAACAGATATGCATATTGGCGTTCGAGGTGATTCTAAGTTATTCTTAGATCACCAAGAGCGTTTCTTTTCAGAAGTGTTCTTTCCTTATATAGACGAGCATGATATTAAAATCATTTTTGATCTAGGCGATACATTTGATCGCCGCAAGTTCATTAATTATGTTTCTCTAGAACGTGGTAAGCAATTCTTCTTTGATCAGATTGCAAAACGCGGTATTGCATATCACGGCCTTGTTGGTAATCACACTACGTATTATACCAACACAAACGAAGTAAACTCTATGAATTTACTTTTACGTGAATATCCTGATTTCAATATTTACGAAAACGCGTGTAAAGAGATACAAATCGGTTCTACTAAGTTCTTAATGGTTCCTTGGATTAACAACAGTAACTATAAAGATATGGTTAAGTCTATTCGTGAATCAGATGCAAATCTGTGTATGGGTCACTTTGCTATTGAAGGGTTTGAAATGGACAAAGGTCACTTGTGTGATCACGGTCTAACACGAGACATCTTCACTAACTTTGAAGCAGTGTATTCAGGTCATTTCCACCATCCTTCTACCTATAATAATATTTCATATCTTGGATCTCCTTATGAGATGACTTGGTCTGATTATCAAGGTAAGCGCGGCTTCCGTGTCTTAGATACAGAAACTCGAGAACTAGAATGGATTTTGAATCCTAACGTCATATTCCACAAAATCGAATATGATGATGCTGATATGACTATTGAAGATATCGCTAATTTAGATGTAAGCGCTCTTAAAGATACTTTTATCAAAGTTATCGTTAAGAATAGAATAAACCCGTACATCTATGACTTATTCTTGAATAAATTAACTGATGCAGGTGCTGCAGATGTCAAGTCTATCGAAGATTCTCTCAGTTTAGAATCTGAAGGTTTAGATGAAATGCTAGATGAAACTAAAGACACTAAAGATATCTTGCATGATTATATTAATTCTTTAGAAACAAAAGTTGATAAAGTCCAAATTAAAAGATTAATTGACGAACTCTATGTTGAGGCTCAGAATATATAATGAAGATTCATTTTAAGAAAATACGATACAAAAACGTATTATCATCTGGTAATGTTTTTACTGAAATACTTTTCGACAAAAGTAAGACTACTTTAATAAGTGGTACTAATGGTAGTGGCAAGTCAACATTGCTAGACGCTGTTACTTTTGCTTTATATGGTAAGGCTTTCCGTAAAATTAACAAGCCACAGCTTATAAACTCTATTAACCAAAAAGAACTTGAAGTAGAAATTGAGTTTAACATTGGTGCTAAGAAATATAAGATTAGACGTGGTCTAAGACCGAATTACTTTGAAATTAGTATAAACGGCGTCTTAGTAGATCAAGATGCAGCAGTACGTGATTACCAAACTTATCTTGAGCAAAATATTCTTAAATTGAACTACAAATCTTTTACCCAGATTGTAATTCTTGGTAGTGCTACGTATGTTCCTTTTATGGAATTGCCTGCTCACGGCCGCCGTGAAATTATCGAAGATCTTCTTGATATTCAAGTATTTAGTACCATGAATACTTTATTGAAAGATAAGGTTAGTTCTAACAAAGAAAGTATTAAAGAAAATTCTTATCAGAAAGATTTAGTTGAATCTCGATTTGATTCTGCTAAAGATCATAATGAGTCTATTCGTAAAATTCGCGAAGTTGAAGTTGAAAAGATTCGTGAGAAGATGTCTACACATATTAAAGATATTGAAGACGCACAAGCTCATATTGAAACTATGCAAGATATCATTCAGGTATGTATAGATGATATTCATGATAAAGCTGATATGAAAGCTAAGTCCGAAAAAGCTAAATCATTCCGACGAGATATCGAAAGCCAAATGCGTTCACATCAAAAAGAGCTGTCATTCTACAAAGATCATGATGACTGTCCTACATGTAAGCAAGGCATTGAGCATGATTTTAAAGCCGGTATCATTACCGACAAAGATGCTAAAGTAAACGAGCTCTCGTCTGGTCTTGATAAGTTAGCTTTAAAAGCAAAAGAATATAACGACCGTCTTGAAGCTATTTCTACTATTGAAGATCAAATGCGAAATGTACAGTTAAAGATTGGTGACAACCGCGCGACAATCAAAGTTGCTAAAAGCGCTCTGATTTCATATAAGAATGAATTGACTGCTGCTGAAGAAGAAGTTGAAGCAGTTGACATGACCAAGCTTTTTGAGTATAGTAATACTTTAAAGGATATTGAAATTCGTCAAACTGAATTGTTTAATGAAAAAGAAGTTATTAGTGTTACAGCTGCAATGCTTAAAGATGGCGGAATCAAGGCTAAAATTATTAAGCAATATGTCCCTGTAATGAATAAACTGATTAACAAATATTTAGGTGCATTTGATCTTTTCGTTGACTTTCAATTAGATGAAAACTTTAATGAGATAATCAAATCTCGTTTCCGCGATACTTTCTCTTATGCTTCATTCTCTGAAGGTGAGAAGCTTCGTATCACACTTGCTATTATGTTAGCATGGCGGTCAGTAGCAAAACTACGCAACTCAGTATCAACTAATTTGCTTATCTTAGACGAAACTCTAGATGGCGCGTTAGATGGTGTAGGTATTGAAATGTTAATCGATACATTGCATAACTTGAATTCAGATGATAACATCTTTGTTATTTCACACCGTGGACATCAGTTTGGTGATAAATTTATGTCTCACATTAAATTCGAAAAAGTCAAGAACTTTAGCGAAATAGCCAAATAGAAAGGATACATTATGAGAAAGTTAATAAAGTTAATAAAGTTAAGTAGCGATAATTGGAAAAGATATATTCTTAAACAAGATCCTGTTAGACCTCATTTAGATTCAGACTGGCGCGTAGAAGATGGTCGTGAAGTTTATGTGTATGAAGATGAAGATGGTAAGATATTATCTGTGTTATGCGTAGCCTATACTAACGGTGTTGTGATTACAGAAGAAGGATTAGAAAATACTACTGATCCAGATACTGCTATGTTCTATACTGTTTGGAGTTATGCTAAAAATGCAGGCCGCGATATTATTTTTGAAACAACTGGTAAGATTAAGCTTGAAAAACCGCACATCACACGATTTGTTACTTTAAGCCCTCTTACTGCTACGGCCGAAAGGTTTCATCTTCGCAATGGGGCTTCACTACTAGAAAAGGGCGCCAGTTGCCAGAATTTTGAATATAAAGTTTAAAAGGATATGTGATGCAGCATTCAATAGAAGAACTTATTAGACGAATAAACGTAATGCATGATAAGGCAATGTTGATCCATCGGCTGCGGCATCAGTTCTCGC